CAGCTGGGATACCGAACTCAAACAAAGTGGGCACACAGAGGAAGTGGATTAGATCAAAATCCACGCCCCCCGCCACGAAAATGTTAAGAACGGGCCAGCCGTCGTCCACCGATACACTAGACATACCATTGCGGGTGGAACAAGTGGTACGAAGAGAATCGTATTCACTCACTCCTGCAACAGTATCACGTATACCTACGTGGGTTGGACGGAATTTCCATTTGGAATATTGGGGCGTTACAACAGAGAGCGCACTCTGTGTATGTGTATTGGTCAATGACATACCCCGGTGCCCCCAACCGGTACGTCGCACACCCAATGTCGTGGTGACACCCAAACGTGCCAGCGAGGACGGTTGAGCTGTAGACGCTGCTATACTAAAGCGGTTGATCGCTTGTCGTGGTGCAACATCAAGAACGTGGGTGCGAAAGTCTCTCTCAACACGGAAATCATCAATCTGCCTATTACCATTAGTCACAATATTAAAATGGTGAACCAATGAACCCTTATAGCCAGCAAAGCATGCGCCTAGCCAGTTAATAGCGTTATTAGGAGAATATTGAAATTGCTTTTTGTCGGGTGTGAGAACGCCCGTAGCATAATTCATTCCGAAGTTGGAGAAACCAAAACCCAGGGGATACCTGGGAATATAATTGACATGATGGTAATAACCCTCCACCTGGTAGTTACCAGCTGATGCATAAGGATTACCAATAAATTGGGAATGCCAATACACAGTCCTGTGCAATAAGCTACGCAAACTTACCACACTTTCACCAACAGTAATTGCTGGTATATCATTGCCTGCATCATCATCTGCGACATCTGACACATCTGCCTGGACCGCTAATCCAGCAAACAATGGCAACTCATCTGGAATCGCAAATTGAATATCTGGGCCAGCTCTGACAAATAACAAAATGTCAATTTCCTGAGAAGCAGCAGGGCCTGTGAGCTCATTTAGAACCGTAACCTTAATCACACCATTGTGGCGCGTTTTGTCAAAGGTAATGGTACCTGCTGGAGCATTGGTCCAATTGTTCCCACTATTCCCTGTACTAAGCCATGGGTCATTGGCTTTAAACGGCACTGAGAATTCAACCTCTGTCTCAACTTGAAGATCCACAATACGCGTCATGGTAGTGGTTTCAGAATTAGTACCAGGTACAGTTTGGGGATCCCAAGAGATCTGGACCCTACCCGTGTGATACCTCGACTTAACAAACTTCAATTTGTAAATCAAGGAACCACGCCACTGCCGAAACATATATGAAATATGTCCAACAGGCGTACTATTGAGAAAATTCTGGGAAACACCGGCAATAAAAGATTCATTGCGGGGGTGCACAGGGAGTCGCATGAGTTGTGTACCAGGACTGTAGGCATCTGTCCACAGAGTCCCAAAGAGGAAGGACTCCTTACCAGCAAAATTGGTGATTATCAATTCATCGTCAGGGCAAGCCCCGACAACTCCACGGTCAATTGTCACCTCATTCTTTGGATCTACACTCAATTTATCTATCGGCATGCTAGTCTCAACATTCGAAAAGGCATGGAAAGATTTGTTTTGA